ATAATCCTAATCAAACTAAAACCTACAACTTTATAGAGTCTAACAAAGAAAACGCTACAGCTATACTTAATGGCTTTGCTAAAGAACGTCAAAGGCAAAGCATATTAAAACGGCACAGAACAGAACTATCTGACCAAGAGAACGATGACTTTTTTCAAAAACCAACTGAAGGTATTGTAGGGGTTATGATGTCGAATAAACTAACGGATTATGATTTAACCGCAGTTTATAAAATGGCAAAACGAGGATTTACTGATTTCGGTAGGTATGGGTTTACATCAGAAGAAATTATAGATGTCATAGAAAACAGCGGTGCATTTGATGGCTTAGGTAAAGAAAAGTTTACAGAAGATCAACAAAGTTACATGATGTTAGCAATCATCAGAAGAAGAGCTAACAGATCTAGTTCTATTGGTGGTGCTCAAACAGAAGCAAAAGATTGGCGTAGATTAACTAACCTATCACCTAAAGAACAGGATGTTGTACTAGCAATATTTCCAGAATTAAGAAAGATGCCTATGTCACAGTTTCAAAACTTGCAAGCTGATGTAGCTGGTTTAATTATAACAGAAGCTGAAGCAAAGATCAACAAGCAAAACGAAGCAAGAGCACAAAAAGAAGCTGAAAGACAAAAAAGAAAAGAAGAAAGAGAAAAAGCAAAAGAACCACTTAGTCGACTAAACAAAAGAAAATAATGACTAATTCAAATTACTCTATGGAAGACGAAAACTATCTAGATTATCTAGGTGAC